AACCATGTGTCACCAAGAATGTAGGTTCCGCCAGTAGGCATGGCTGTCTGATAATATACACGGTTCTTGCCATTGGCAGAGGTCTGTGCCGCAGCAATGGACGCATCCTGCGCGGAAACCCAAGCAGATCCAGACCAGACCATAGGCTTGTTGCCATTTGAAGTGTCAAACCATGTATCACCTATGGTACGGCCTGTGGCGGACGGGGCAGTAGCCTGTGTAAACGTAGTAGTCTTGATGTTGGCTATAGATAGAGCGCTGTTTGCAGTACCAGCCACAGCAGTCTGGGACACAGGAGCGTACATACTGGAGAAGAATGACGAGATGTTGGGGGAGATGTTGGACCACCCATCTCCACCAGCCTGTTCGGCCCACATAATGTCAATGATATGGGTACCGGCAGGGACGGTAAACGTGATAGCCTTATTCTGTGTATATACAGGAGCGCTATATACCGAAACCCCGTCAAGGTAAATCCTACCTCCGTCATCATGGGTAGCCGTGATCGAAACTGTTGTAGCGGACACAGTTGTAACAACCGACCTGAGAAGGCCAATGTAGTTATCTGCAATGTTGACAACAAGCTGCGGACCATCAGCTACAAGTGACGATGTTCCAGCGTACCCTAGGATATCGGAGTAAGATGGAGTAGTGTTAGCTGCTGTTGTCTTGTTGTACCGGGTGAAGAGCCATTTGTTTTGGGCGGACGAATCTATGTCCGTGGGGAGAGTCCCGTAGATGGTCTTAGCAATGTCAGCATCCTGAGATACTACAAAGGAAGATCCATTATAGATATAGATCTTGTTTCCATTGGACGTGTCAAACCATGTATCACCAGTGATGTAGGTTCCGCCAGTAGGCATAGTCCCCTGATAGTAGACCTTGTTCTTACCGTTGGCAGAAGTCAGGGCAGTAGTAGCAGTTGACTGCGCTGAAGCAATTGCTGTGTCCTGATAGGATGTCCAAGCAGATCCAGACCAGATCTTGATCAGGTTACCGTTGGAGGTATCAATCCAGATATCACCAGTGGTCGTGGCAGTAGGTGTGGTACCCTGAGTGAAGGTTTTTGTCTTAGAGTTTGCAGTGGTTTGGGCAGTGGCAATGCTAGCGTCCTGAGATGCGATCCAAGCCGATCCGTTGTAGACGTAGATCTTGTTGCCGTCGTCAGTGTCAAACCATGTGTCACCAAGAATGTAGGTTCCGCCAGAGGGCTGAGCAGTCTGGTAGTAGACTTTGTTTTTTCCGTTGGCAGAGGTCAGGGCTGTGTTTGCAGTTGTTTGGGCGGCAGCAATTGAGGCATCCTGTGCTACAGTCCAAGCAGCACCGTTCCAGACATAGGGCTTGTTTCCATCATCGGTGTCAAACCAGATGTCACCTACCTTATTACCAGTACCAGCAGGGGAAGTAGTCTGATACCATACCCTGTTCTTACCGTCAGCAGTAGTCTGAGCAGTGCCAGCAGCAGTTGCCGCAGTTGCAGCATTGTTGAATGCCTGATCAGCCTTTGTCTGAGCCGCTACAGCAGCAGCGGCAGCATCAGTTGCAGCCTTATCAGTGACAACGACCCACGCGCTACCACTCCAGCGCTTAGGTGTGTTTGCACCACCCGTAGTATCAATCCACAGGTTCTGTGCAAGCTGGTCAGCTACGGCAGGAGCGGAGGACTGGATAAGTACCTTGCCCTTGGAGTCAGCGAGGTTGTTTGCGGCGAGTGCAGATGCAGCAGCAGCATCGGCACCGGCCTGTGCTGTCTGAGCCGCCTGTTGTGCTGTGGCAGCGGAAGCAGCCGCAGCATTAGCGTCCGCCTGTAGTGCCGCCAGTGCGGCTGTAACGCCCTGATCGGAGGTCATTGACTCCATCACCACGGAGGCGCTTCTAGCGCCGCTGACAGCCTTATTTCCGTTGTAGTCTTCTGACTCCAGAGAGAATTGCCAAGTCTCCCCAATCGCGGCGACATCCTGTATAACAAGTGCTGTGTCTGTTGCAAGACGGAGTACGCCAACAGGGGTACTAGAGACCGTAACGGTACCGCTCATCTTGTGGCCGATTACGTTTACGTGCTCGAAGTCGCGAGGCATGGCTTCATTGTTGACAAAGAGGCCATCCCATGAGATGGTAAAGATACCGGGTTGCGCCGAGACAACCGGGGTAGTGGCAACCGGAGGAGGAGTGGTGTCTCCGATGAACGGCTGGATTCCGAATGAGCCGTCAGGAAGCTCACCAAGGATAGTCTTAACACCTGTAGCAGGGTCAGTGGTCTCTAGAGTCTCACGGACGACAATTCTTCCCGAAGGACGGGTTTCAAGGTGCTGAACCCTCTTACGGACATCACCAAACTCGCGGATAAACGCGTCGTCGGGGCCAATACGCCTGTATGCTACCATCTTACTGCCTTCATCGTTATGTCGCTATGTGAATTTTTTTTCTAGTTGTAGACTAAGTTTCACGTTATTTGTGTGGTCTCCCGTGATACTCAGGAGTCTCATTTGAGTTCTACCGTCAGGAAGGGAGAGCCATCCTTCAGTAATGACATCAACCAGATCTCCGGGCCAGAAACTGCCCAGAGGGGTATCTCCGTCAGCCCGAACTGTCATTTGAACTTCCAGAAGAGGGTCCTTGTGGGCGTCAAGTTCTCCCAATCCATGATCCATCACCACGGCGGGGTTCTCACTACTTGTATCACTTATAGTTGTTTCAAGGAGAGGGTACTGCTTCTGTAGGGGGGCTTCAACTGTAGCCACCTTAATTACTGTCCCCTCGTCCTGCCCAGTCCCAATAGAGTAGACTCTACTGGTCTGATAGGTCCCCGTAACAATGACGTTCATACTGGACACCGAGCCTCTTGGTGCCGTAGTATCCCACACAGGGCTGAACTTCTGGAAGATCCTTGGCTGAGCGTCTGTACCTGTCCATAGATCAAATGTTAGGACGTTCGGGCGCAAAAGCCTTGGTTTAAACATTATATCAGGTCCATCGATGACGTTTGACAATTTTGTCAGCACATCGTCACAATTGATGTTGGAAACGTTGAAAGATTTGTAGGTTCTTTCGTGGACCCCGGTCACATCTTCAAGGACGTACGAGATGGGCAACCGGCCACCAGTCTTCTGCTGGCTGGCTTCTACTACCCGCTTAGCGATGGTCCCTAGGGTAAGACCGGTGTAGGTAAGGAAACCAGTATTGAACCCATCCCAGCCTGTAGTCGTGAGATCTTTAGCGATAAGTCTCTTAGCTAGTATGGAACGGATACCTCCACAACCAATAGTCACATAATCAAAGGACTCAGAGGGTCGGGTAATGAGTGGTCCTCCGACAATAGGCTCCCCCTCCCAGAAGAGGGCGACCCCTGCCCACCATGGAGAGAGCCAGTAGTTGAGGTCAACTGCTGGAAGATCGCTCTTCCTCAGCTTCATGTTGATGGTCTCTGACCCGTTGAGTGCAATGGACCAGTCCATGGTCTCAAAGTTGAGGCGGGGTCCGATCTGCCCTGTAGTTACCTGAAACAGGTGGGCAGTCCACATTAGAACGTAGGGCTAACATCGAAGCTTGACTGGACTGGGCCTTCGTCTAATACTGAGAACTCGATACCTCTACGGCCAAACCCTGCACCATCCACCCCATAATGAGTCTCGGCTACTCCCGGACCAACAATTCTCAGAGAACCAAGATTTACCGTATGTGTTCCAGCCGACAACTCAATAGCTGTGCTGAACTCGTACGTTGCCCATGCTTGGTGGAGTCCGGGAGTTGTGTGGAGAACAAAGTCCCCACTATCAATTCCAAACAGGAAGCCCCACTCACAGTACTTGGTGTTATCCCACCCACTGGCCCCTGCTGCATTGAGCACAGCCCTCACCTTGAATGTCACTCTTCGGTCTGTTGGCAGGTAGATCGTCCCGTAGCCTTCTCTAAGAAGAGGGATAGATAGTGATCCAGAGTAGGTATTCTGCCAGTAGTGAAGTAGTCCCAAGGAGCCATTGCGTGGGATAGAGTACGTCTTGAATCCACTACGTACTGCTGCACTGGTGTTAGTGTTGCCAGCGCTGACAGTGAAGTGCATTACTTCGACAGAGTTGGCGGGGATGAGGCCAGAAGTTACTCCGACGATTACGTTGGCGTCCCCGTTGAGCGAGGGGATACGTTGCTG